AATGTAGCGATACCACAAATGACAGATGCCAGGGAGCAAAGATTGCCGTTGCGGCGTAATTGTGGAAAACGCTTGCCGCCGTACTTTGCCAAGCGCAGATCGGCATCTATCTCGATCCAATACACGACCGTTGCTGCAAAGAACGCGGCCGTGAGGGTAGCCAGAACAATCATGCGCGGCATTGTACGCCCATCGCTGACTTAGAAATACTCGCATAACCCAATTGCCGAGCCGGTAGTCGATGACCAGGCACAGACCTGGATCGCGACGATTGCTGTCTATGAGCGCGAGTTCAAGAAGTGGGAAGGCCGCGTGGAGAAGATCCTCAAGCGCTATCGCGACGAGGGTCGCAGCAACAACGTCGGCTCTCGGTTCAACATCCTCTGGTCAAACGTGCAGACGGCGATTCCTGCAGTCTTCAGCCGACTCCCAAAGCCAGATGTTTCGAGACGGCACCGGGACAATGACCCCGTAGGGCGTGTCGCGGCGCTCCTTCTTGAGCGCGCTCTGGAGTTCGAGGTCGATCACTACCCGGATTATCGGGCGGCGATGCGTAACAGCGTGCAGGACCGTTTTCTCGGTGGGCGTGGCGTGGCATGGGTACGCTATGAACCCCATATCAAGCGCATTGAATCGGACGCCGAGGAGCCCGACGACGGCGCTCAGGTCACGGAAGACACGGACGAAGCACCTAGCGAGGAGGTCGAGTTCGAGTCCAGCCCCACCGATTACGTCCACTGGAAGGACTTCGGGCACACGATGGCCCGGACGTGGGAGGAAGTCACCGGCATCTGGCGAAAGGTCTACATGGGGCGAGAGGCCCTTGTGGAGCGCTTCGGGGAAGACTGGGGCAAGAAGATCCCGCTGGACACGAAGCCCACGGAGAAGAAGGATCAGGGCGGGGATACCAAGTACGAAGCTCTGATCTACGAGATTTGGAACAAGGCGAACGGGAAGGCCCTGTGGCTTTCCAAATCGCTGGGCAAGATCGTGGACGAGAAGCCCGATCCGCTGCAACTCGAAAACTTCTGGCCATGTCCTCGGCCACTGTTCGCAACGCTCACCACCGATTCGCTGATCCCGGTCCCGGACTTCACGCTCTACCAGGACCAGGCCGAAACGCTGGATGTCCTTTCGGACCGCATCGATGGACTGATTCGAGCCCTTCAGGTGAAGGGCGTCTACAACGCCGCGGAACCGGCGCTGGCAAGGCTATTCACGGAAGGCAATAACGCCGCGCTGCTGCCAATCACGAACTGGGTGGCGTTTGCCGAGAAGCAGGGTCTGAAGGGCGCGATTGACCTTGTAGACCTGGGGCCGATCGCCATGGCCTTGAAAGAGGCTTATGCCGCGGTCGAACAGATCAAGAACCAGATTTATGAGATTACAGGGTTAGCGGACATCATCCGCGGCTCGACCGATCCGAATGAAACGGCCACAGCACAAAAGCTGAAGGGCAATTTCGGCTCTATGCGTCTGAGGGCGATGCAGTCCGATGTTTCCCAGTATGCGGCCGAGCTCTTGCAGATCAAGGGCCAGATCATTGCCAAGCATTACCAGCCGCAGACCTTGGCCAAGATCGCCGCGGCCCAGTCGTTGACGCCAGAGGACCAGGCGATAGTGCCGGCTGCGATCCAGTTGCTCAAGAGCACGCCGCTTCGGGACTTCCGCATCGAAGTGACGGCCGATTCCATGATTCAGATGGACGAGGCGCAGGAGAAGGAAGACCGGATGGAGTTCCTGAAGGCGACCTCGCAATTCCTGAAGGACGCCGTTCCCGCAGCCGAGCAGAATCCGCAGCTCGCCCCGCTCCTGTTGGAGATGATGAAGTTCGGGGTGACGGGCTTCAAGGTCGGGAAGCAGATCGAGGGCGTGTTCGACGAGACGGCGGATCAGTTGAAGAAATTGGCGGCAAATCCGCAGCCGAAGCCCAACCCCGAGATGGCGAAGATTCAGGCCACATCACAGGCCGAGCAGCAGCGGCTGCAGCAAGAGGGGCAACTGAAGCAGGCCGAAATGCAGATGCAGGACCAGCAGCACCAGCGCGAGCTCCAAGCCGATCAGGCCAATGAGCAGTTCAAGGCGAACCTCGCAGCACAGGTCGAGCAGGCCAAGCAGCAGGCACAAGCGGCACAGGAGCAGCAACAGGAGCAGCTCGAGGCCGCCCGGTCGCAGCAGGACGCGGCGTTGAAGGCGCAGGTGGAGCAGCACAAGGCCGAACTCGAGGCGCAGGCCCAGGCCGCGGACTTGGACTTCCAGCGCTGGAAAGTAGTGGAGGACAACCGCGCGAAGGTCGCGGTGGCCGAGATTGCCGCGGCTTCTACGCTCCAAGCGGCTCAGATGAGTGCCGCACAAGCCGAGGCTTCGGATAAGCGCATGGCCGAGCAGAAGGACAAGGAAGCGCAGCAGCCGAAGGAAAAGCCGGAAGCGCCGAAGGTCGAGATTCACAACCATATTCCGCCGGCCGGGAACAAGAAGATCAAGAAGAACGAGGACGGCAGTTATCAGAGCGAAGACGCCTAAGTGGGCGTAAAGACAGCAGGTGTAGGGCATTTCACGATCCCCACCGCGCCGGCGGCGGGAACGTCATGCACGAGCGGGGCGGCGAACGTCTTCACGACGACTTATGTGCAGTTGATCGCCAGCACGGGCGCGGCGATCTACATCACGGGAATTTATGTGGAGGAAGCTGCAGTTTCTGCGGCCACCTACATCGTGGTGCAGCTCGCAACGGGTGGCGCCGGCTCGGAAACGATCGTCGGCCAGTACCTCGTCTCTCCCAGCACGGGCAGCACCGTAACGCGCGTCTACAGGCCAATCTATCCGCCGATCCCGGTGGCGAACGCAACACGGATCGCCTGCAAGACCGCGGACAGCGTTGGTGCTGCCGCGAAGCTCATCACGCTGGAATGCATCAACCAGTCGAACGTGGTTGACGACGGGATCGCGGTCGGCACGGTGACGACGGTCACGAACCAGCTCACGGCCGCAGCGATTGCGACCGGCGTTTGGCAGGACACGACGGCGGGAGATTTCACAACCGCTCTCAGCGTCGGTAAGAGCGTGATGAATGGCGTGTCGCTCGGGACGGGCCTTACGGTGGCGAGCGTTAGCGGTTCGGTTGGATCGGTCACGGGCGCGGTGGGGTCGGTCACAGCCGCAATCACATTGCCATCGATTCCCGCCAACTGGATTACCGCTGCCGGGATCAATGCTGCCGCCCTGAACGGCAAGGGCGACTGGATGGTGAGCTACACGCAGCCCGCGGGCTTCCTGGCCGCTACGTTCCCGACGGGCACGGTGGCGAATACGACCAACATCACGGCCGGCACGATCACGACGGCGACGAACCTGACCAACGCGCCGACTGCCGGCGACTTTACGGCGGCCATGAAGACCTCACTGAATGCGGCGACCCCAGCGAGCATTACGGGTGCCGTGGGAAGTGTGACCGGAAATGTGGGTGGAAATGTCGTGGGATCAGTGGCGAGCGTTACAGCCGCGGTGACGCTTCCCGGCATTCCGGCGAACTGGATCACGGCGGCGGGCATTAACGCGGCGGCGCTGAACGGCAAGGGTGATTGGAACATCGGGAAGACGGGCTATTCGTTGACGCAAACGTTTCCCTCTAATTTCTCGGCCCTTGCGATCAGCGCGGGCGGATTGGCGAGCGTTGACATCAAGAGCGTGAACGGCACCACCGTGAATGGAGTGGGCACAGCCGGGAATCCCTGGGGGCCGTAAATGGCCTCGGCGTGGGGCGATAGCTGGGCCTCTGCGTGGGGGTTCAGTTGGGGAGGTGCCTCGCCCGTCATTGTCGTTGATACGCATGACGGCGGCCACGCCGCTAAGCGGCGCAAGCAGTTCAGGGAAGAAAACGAAGAGCGCCGTGAAGACATCCGGCAAGCCATCGCGCAAAAGGAAAAGCATGAAGTCGTTACGGGCATGGGCCCGGTAGACGAGGACGAGGCATTGCTCCTCGCTCTTTTTATTCTCTGAAGGAGGCATATATGAGCTTGGCGAGCGCTTATGCCGCGGCCTGCGCCGCGGACACGGCGGGGCGGGCGGTGACGACGGCGAATCAGCCGCCATCGTTTGTGGGGCCGAACGGGACTGCCTCGGTAACGCCTTCGGGCGGTATCAAATTGACGCAGACCGCGAGCGGAGATTTCGAGGTTCCAGCGGCGGCGGCTTTGGCTTTTGCGGCCTGGATTACCGCGACCTTCGGGTAATGCCCATCTATCGCATTCGCTGCTCGGCGTGCGAGGCCGAGCAGGACATCTATCGCGCGCTGAAAGACTACGACGACCTGCCCGAGTGCTGCGGCAAGCCGATGCAGCGGCGCATCTGTGCGCCCATGGTGCTCAACGACATCCAGCCCTATCGGTCGATGGTCACTGGCGAATGGATCAACAGCCGCTCGCGCCATAAGGAGCATCTGAAGGACCACGGTTGCATCGAGGTGGGCAATGAGAAGTTGACGCCGAAGCCGATAGAGCCCCCCGGGCTGAAGGAAACGCTTATCAACGTCGCGGCCGACAAGCTGCGTTATTAGGAGGAAACATGGCATA